TGAAGGCAAGTTGTTAGATACAAGTACGTCATAACCTGAGTATTGACCTACATATCCGTTTTTAAGAGTCGTGTCACCAAGGTTGAACCCGTTAGCAACTACGTTTTGTTCTAGTAAAGCAAATCTTTCTGGATCAATAAGAGCGAATGAACGTCCTGGTCCAGCGTTTTGCCTAAATAGATTAGCTGTCGCATCTGTGAACATGTTTAGAATGTTCGTAGAGTTGATAGTTGTGTACCCAGATAAACTATTAGAAGTTCCTGCGATACCTGTGTTGATAAGTGTTTGGTCAACTCTGTTTGCAAGCTGGTGTGCAGCCTGGAAAGCAAGAGAAGATTCATATTCACTTGTAGCTTGCTTAACTTGTGCAGGGTCAATGTGGAATGTAACAACTTCTCTGTTGTCGATATCTAGTGTATCGCTTGCAGAAACGAAGTCGTCGATTGTTGCGTCTGTCTGAGCAGTATAAGATTGTGCTCTTACGTCAGTAATTGTTGGAAAATCTATTTGATCTCCATTAGAAACGTCAACTGGCATTTGAGTTCTTGAGAACTTTAGCGAAGTCATCATTTTATTCCTGAACGCCTGGACAGTACGCACAAACTTAGTTTGATTTAAGCTTGTTGTTGTATTAGCCATTATGTTAATGAGTTAAGGATATTATCCCCCCTCACTCAGTAGCCGTACACACCATGAGTTTCACCTAGAGCCAGGTCGACAATTTGATCGTCTTTTAGGTTATCCATGTTATCCCATGTATTGTGTTCCGACCCGTCCGTATAACCACCTGCATTTGGTAGCTGCATTGCTTTTTTGCGTTCAGCTATCATTTGCTCCTCTGCGTCTGGGAGTGCGATCTTTACAGCCTTTTCTAATGCTTTGGCTTTTGTTAGTCCTAATGCTACGAAGTCATCAAACTCAGATTTAACTTGAGCTTTTTCTTCGTCGCTTAGGTTTCTCTCGTTTAGTGTTGTCTTCATATTTTCATATAAAGCTTCCTCCTCACGAGCTTTAAGCCTTGCGTCTAGCTTGGCCTCGACTAATGCGTCTAGGTCTTCAGCTTTAGTTGGCAGTCTTTTCTTTAGATCCTCCTGCATCCAGGCAGGTGAGTCTTCTAGAGCAGATTTCCCAGCTACGATCTTGGCAAGGTGAGCTTTTAATTGCTCTTCCTTAGCCTCTTCGGCTGTACGGTTTGTGCTTTCTTCATCCTCCGAGGTGTTAGTTTCAGCCTCTTCAGTGGTACTTGCGGTCTCTTCGCCTTCAGCAACTTCTGTGACTGTTTCCAGTTCAGCAGAGTCGTGGTTTGAATCTGACATTTGTATGAGTGTTAAAGTATTTTGGAGATTGACTCCATACTGCACAAAAGAACGGGGGGACGGACTTTAATGCAGTATGCAATTAACCTCCCCCCTTGATATTTTAATGAACATAAGAATTATACCATACTATACCTCCTTCTCCAACCTTTCCATTTCTCTCTCTTCGTAACATTTATGGTAAAAAGCTCCCATATCTGAGATTGCTTTCTTGTATGCGTTTAATTCCTGGGGGGTGAATTCGTTGTTGGTGACAAACTCGTGAACTAGATACGCACTTACTACCATTAAATCTTCTCCGTTAGTGTTCCAGAACTGATGAAACTTACTTACTTTATCTTTAGCACCCAGCACACCCTGGCAAAACTTTACGTCTTTCCTGTTAGTGAGATACTTCCTTAAATGTTTAAATATCATAGAGCGGGTTGTTCTTGAAGTTGCCCTCTGCTTACACGTTGTCTTTCTGTTTGTGCTGCTGCTGGGGCTTCAAGAGTGTCGTCTATTCCTGGTGCTGCCCCCACTTGTTGTTGGAATCCGAAATCTTCTAACGAATAGTCTCTGTCATTTAATTGTGCAAACTCTTTCATTAACTTAAAGAATGCTGGTGTTCCTGGAGGAGTTGCTTGTAACGTCCTAGCAATTTGAGCTTGTTGTAAAATGTTAGAAGGTATAGCTCCTGTTCTTGCGTTAATTCTTACAAAATAGTTATTGTCTGATAATTCCTGCGAAATCAATCCGATAGGAATAGGTGGTAAATCTACTGGTCTCCCTTCTACTTCTAGTTGAGTTGTTGAATGTATAGGGGTTTTATTAGATTTCTTTACAAATTGTGTAATAAAGTCCATAGCTAATTCTATTGTGAATTTACTCTCACTTGCGTTGTATTCCATCATTTGTTTTACAAAAGCGTTTTGAGATTCTTCTTCTGATATAACTTGTGTAGCCGTAACATTGCCTCTGTCTAATTCGTCTAAGTTAATTCCTAGTCTATTAAGTTCTCTGGTAAGTTGTTCCCACATAGCTTGCCATTCTCCTGTTAGACTTTCTGTTAATAAGGTCTGTGATTGAACCTGAGAAGCCTGAGGATTGTTTGGATCGTACTCCATAGTAACAAATGCTTGTTGCCCTGCTGCTCTTTGCTTTTGTGCTAATCCTAACTTCTTGAAGAACTGAGCCTGTGTTCCTTCTGGCATGTTAGTTATTTGTAACGGGAATGTGTTTTCTACAATATGCCCCATTGCTAGGTTCATTAACTGTTGAGAGAGTTTGGCAATGTCAAAAATCATTGACCCTACTCCGTGATTATAGAACCCCTCACTAGAAGGCTGGCAGAATCCATGTATAACTGGGATATAAGGTTCTCCGTTAATCATATACGGATAGTCTTCCCCTTTGTGTTCTTCTAATACGGTACACCCATCACCTGCAAATATCGCATGGGCTTTATTGGAAATGTCAAAGTAATGTGCAACCTCTATTAAAGTCTTAGAATCTAAATCAATCTCTTGTTCGTTGTCCCTGTTTAAATAATCGTCACTAGAGGTTCTTTGTCTTGGGATCTTCCCTGGACCTGCTATCTTTGCTCCTTTTGGATAAAGTTTGATAAACTCAGCCCAGCTATAACTAAATACAACAACCATCTTACTTACAGATCGTCCTCGTCCTCTCATTACTGTTGCGAAAGGATCAACCCAAACATTAGTATTGTCTATAGGCATAAATTCAATCGGTACTCCTTTCGATGCGTCACCAGCTCCTGCAAGGGTAAAATCGTCCCCAAATAACACTCTGTTAAAGAAAGCCCCCTGTTTGTCTCGTAAACTTGCTGCATAACCACCGTTTTCCAATACTGTACCAACTCCTGCTGTTACCATTGTCTCTATCTCCTGGGGACGGTTAGACCCATGTATAGTAAAATCTAATGGTTTCATTCTTGATATGATCCTCCAAATTGCTTGTTGTAGCATTTTAGAGTTTATTTTCCTCGGTCCGAAAGGTTCGTGGATTTGAAATCCTGCCTCAAATAAGTCTTGAATCGAACTGTTTTCCTGATCCTTTAAAGTCTTAGAATGATTAAATCGTTCTACTACGTCTAAAGCGGTTATTACTGTGCGGTTCTCTCTATCTACTTGGACATTGGTGTTTACTTTTGGGTCGAGGGTTTCCAGACTAGACATAATGTAAATAGTTAACCCCCGTCTACGTTAGTATAACATAGTTTCTCTAGCTAGACAAATTTTCTTCGGTTAATTCTGGGTTTTCATATATGTTTCCTATTACTTCGAGGTCATCACTCAGCTCAAATAAAATGTATGAGTGAACCCTATATGCTGTATGGTCGAATCTAACCGTGCCAACATCCCACGCCCCCCTAGCGGCTTTAACTATATCCCCCTCATAAATCTCTACTCCGTTCTTGTCCTTTAGACCTGTGTACTGCATGAGGATTAACTCATTATCCTCAGGAGAGCCGTATTCAAGACTATAAGTAATATCCCATTGTCTATCTCCAATATCATCTTCAATATACAAATTTATATCTTGATACTCAGAATCGTAGTGGGGTTTGCTGAGAATGTACATTTTCTGCTCAACCTTATCCCACGCTCTGAATTTTATTTCTCTCATACTTGACATAATTAGTGATATTTTTATTCCGCCCCGTGGAGCAACCTACACTTTCGGCTTAAACAAGCCATCGTGTAAATCGAACTATACAACATTACATGCCTATCCCTACCCTAAGTTTCTCTACTATCTCATCATCTGACATCTCTACTTCTATAGGTAAAGCTCCTCCTGCTTCCGTAGAACAAGCCTCATTAACGTGTATTTCGTAGTCTGTTGGCTTTGGTGTGTCGAATAGATCCATTATAAACTGGTTAAAATAATGTATTTGGTAAATTTTCAATCCTAGCTTTGGCTATTTCAAAGTATTCGGGATCTAGCTCAATTCCGATAAAGTCAAATCCTTCTTTCTTGCAAGCCTTGCCTGTAGAGCCTGAACCCATAAAAGGGTCTAAACATATTCCCTTAGGCGGTGTGACTAATCGGACAAGGTACTGCATGAGCTTGGTGGGCTTGACCGTTGGATGTGAAGATGTTTGACCTTCTGGCAATCCCTCATTCCTATCTTTCTTTGAAGCCTTAGCACAATAAAAGAATCTTGAGGCTGAACCTGAATCGTTTATATCAAATCCTTTATTGAGGTTTTTAGCATCGTTAAATATACTGGAGCTATTATCCCCAAATTTGTTTTTCCTTGCATTGCTCTTAGTCTGCGGAAACAACCCCTCCACTTCATCACTTCCGTCGTGTATAAAGTTAGCAGGAAATCTTCCATAGTTTTTTATTTCTGTTTTAACTTCTCCATACTCACCAAATATCCCACTACCTTTTGCTGATTCTTTAGATTTTGAATGAGTTTCTGTTGTTGTTCCAACCCTACACCCATCAATATTAATACCACCTACTCCATTCTTTAATACATTTTCTGCTACACTTGTCTTAAAAGGTTTTCTCGCCATTGTAATAGGTTCAAGTGCTGGCTTTAGTGCTGTACCCCAACCTTCCCAAGGGGAGTTACCTTTGGTTATATCGACTTGTTGTCTCGAATATTCCTTGCCAACTAATCCACCAGAAGTAATATCCTGGCTGCTTATCTCACCGACCTTCTTCCTCTCATTCCCTTGCAACTTATCAACAGCCTTGCCAATATTATGACTCTTAGGAAACCCACTCCCATAAACCCAGGCAATCATATCTCTAATCTCAAACCCTGCGTCTTCAATATTGATACACATTCGGTGTTGAGTTCTAGTACCTGCAAAAGCTAGTAAATGTCCACCAGGCTTCAAGACTCTTAAACATTCTTTCCAAATCTCTACACTTGGAACATCGTAATCCCATTTCTTACCCATAAAAGATAATCCGTAGGGAGGATCAGTCACTATCGAATCTACAGAATTATCTTCTAATTCTTTCATTTTAATTAAACAGTCTCCTAATAGTAACATTATAGCCCTGTTAAATAATTGTTAACTGCATTGTTTAAATCTCTTTCTTTTTGTTTAATATCTCTTTCTGGTTGTATTTCATGGAGGAAATCTTCTACTGCTTGTTCAACTGGGATCTGTTCTATCTTTGGCTTAAAACAGGTCATACCATATCTTATAGCGTCCATTGGGTCAGAGAAGTCATGGTCTGGGACATTTAGTATTCTACCCTCCTTGTCGGTTTGCCACAAATAGTTCCTGTAACACCTAATAGTATTAACGCTTCTTTTGGTTACGCTGATCTTTTGGGCTTGGACAAAGCTAATTCCTTGGCTCACACTGCCTTGTCCTTTCTTTGCTCCGATAATATTTACTCCGTAACTTCTGATCTCATCAATACTCTTAGGCTCTGCACTATCAGCTATAGTCAGTACAGAATCCTCAAATGTGTTTAGGAAATCAGCTATTTGTTTATTGTGCATACCTTTTTTATACATTTGTTCATCTATAATAAACCCTCCATTATACTCATAAATGTCTACAATTACCGTAGGATCGTTTGAATATCCGAAGTCGAGTCCTCTTATTGCCAGTCTTGCTTCATGCGGTATTTCGTCAATTATCTGCCAACCTTTATAAATTCTGCCTTCTACTTCCCCTAGCTGCCCTAGCCCGTATACTTTCCACCAGCCCTTTCTGTTTCTTCTTTTCTCAATAGAATCAATAATCTGCTGGTCTAAAGCTTCATTGTCTAGATAAGTTAATGTTAATTCCTCTACGTCATCTCTTGAAGGTTTCAAGTCTGTGTAATACCAGAATTCATTCGTAGGATTCCAGTCAATAAAGATAAACTCTTTGGTTCTTACCTCCATTTCTTCAAAAGCTGAAAACGCTACATTGTTCGCCTCGTTCAGGAATAACCTCTCCCTTCTTGCACCTCTTAGCTTGCTAGGCTGATCCGCACTAAAGAACTCTATCTGGCTACCAGTTTCAAATGTGTACGTTTTATTCGTCCTGTCCCAGCGTTTATCGTCGTAATAGTCGTGAGCCTTGAGAATCATTAAAAAATCTCTCATAGCTCCTTTTCGTAAGTGTGGGAAGCTTTCTGATACTACACTTGTTAGGGTTGGTTCTTTGTCTGTTTGTGAGCAAGCAATCAGGTAAAGAAGAATAGAAATAGTTTTAGAAGCTGAAGTCCCACCTGGAACAGCTCTGATCCTCTTTTGCATTTCTTTAATCTTTCTTGTCGCTGTTGTTAGCTGAAACATCTATAATAGGTTTAGGGATCAGTCTCTCACCGTTCTTTCCTGTAAGTTCTGTTCTAGCTAGTTTAGGCTGAAAGAATTCCATCATGTCTTTCATACTTGCAACGTAGTCCTTTCCTTTCAGAGATTTCATTTCTAGTTCAAATCTTTCTAGTCCAGCGTTCATCATGAAGTCTCTGAACTTTTCCCACTGAAGATTCTTTTCGTTCTTAGATCCCTTTACTCTACCCTTAGGATTACCGCTCTGTCCTTTAGCGAATACCATAATTGTTGATTATTGCTTTCTGCAATTATTATAGCATAACTATTCCTGCGTGTCTAATTGGTCTTCAATTGCATCTGCTATCTTCATTGTTAGGTCTACACCTTCTTGGTCTTCTTTTAGAGTCAGGTAAGTTAGTAGGTAGGCTATGTGTTGTCTTAGTTCTTTATTCATTGATAGTATATTTAGTATTTACTTCGTCTATACCAGTGGTGAATTCAGGCAAGTTACAATTAGCTGCTAGTTGAGCTAGTTTAGATTCTAGCATGATAGCTTCGTTGCAATCCTTGACTGGGATAGATAAGAATACTGAATATTTCATTTCTTTTCTGTTAACGTTTGTCTTGCTGGGAGTTCTATTTCTTGTTTGTAGGTTTCTGTTATTAACTCTTCTACGATTGCTATAGGTTTTAGCCTGTATAGCCTACTTAACATTTGGAGTTTTTTAGCTGTTGTCTTGTTTAATTTTAGCATAATTTGAAGGCTATTTCTACTGTTTCTTTAGGGATATTAAGGTAATTGTCGAAGTCTGTCGAGGTATGATAGTACCTTCTTCTTGGAGGGTTTAACCCTTCTGGGTCTGGAGCCATTTGTTCTAGCCCTCTTTCTATAATGATAATCTTACTGCCCGATATTTTGTGTTTCAGCATATCGCCAGGGCTGAATTTCCATTTTCGCATAATTATAAGTTATATTTTATTCATTGTTATTGGTTAGGTATTTTTGGCGGAGAGGTTGCTTTTGTTGGAAGACGCATAATTACTGATTAACATGAATAATATTCCATACACTCTCTGCAATAGCAGAAAATGGTCTCTACTTTCGGTGGATGAGGTGGATTACTTCTTTTCTTGCGCCTCGCAGCTTTAATATCCTGGGTGCTTTCTTTAATTATTCTTTTAAACTCTTTCATTGTTAAGTTCTTAGCAAAATGTAACTCTCTAATTGCATCGTCAAAGCCGTGTCCTTTTTCAAACGTTAAATCCTCCAGCAAACCCGACCCATATACTATCTCTGCCCCAATCTCTGTTAAGTAGTCATGCAGTTTACGCATCACCTTCTGTTCCTCCACTGTCCCGACTGACATATCGTCTATTGTTATCTTCATAAATTCAAATTAACCCGTTATCTAATAATAAATCATTATAAGTCTTGTAAGACTCTCTTAGTCCTTGTGTTTGATAAAACTTGTCCTCTATTACATTTCTGACCATTGCACTCTTAGTCACTCCGTACCAAGTAGATAATATATCTATTCTTATCTTGTCTGTCTCTGATATTTGAAAGCTGAATAACATGTCTTTATTATATATATCCTTATATAAAAGTCAACCCTTTCTTTTGATTCTATAATTAGCAATATCTTTAAACTTTGCTAGTGAAGTACATCCGTAATCATTTAAACATCCGTTAACAAATGTATCTAAATCAAATCCATACTTCTTAGAAAAAGGTAAAAGACTTTTAAAAAGACTATCAGTAATACTTATTGCTTCTAGTTCTGATTTATTCATTGACCTTATCCAGGTGTATAGTTTTTGGTGAGCTGATTTCATTGCTTCTCAAGAGATAAAACAATATAGCCGTCTTCCATCCCTAGCCCAGAATGTATATGCGTAATCTTAAATTGCGAAGGCTTATTTGTTCCAGAATATATTGTGGACGTTCCCGACTGGAAGGTTTCATATAATTCTATAATATCTCCTTTTTGATAATCTCTATCATTGTAACGTATCTCAGACTTTTTACAGCCACTAGATAATTCTTGTAGGTACTCGGACAGGATTTTAATCTTATGATACTTCATACTACTTAGGGTTATTGATTAAGTTAATTCATGTAATCTTATAGTTATTCCTGAGTCGAAACGCAGCTCGCCCTATTCCCCATCGGCACACAGTTTTTTTAAAACTATACTTCAACTTCTTTCATGGCTTTGCGTGCCTTGCTCCAAATCTAGAGATTTTACTTGTGAGTTGATAATTATCCTTCGCCACAAGACGGACTGGTTACCGTGATTTTAAAGTAGCTATTCCTTCGTCTTACTTGCTACCCTCGTCCTTCACTTTTTTATTCTCGCATCAGGCAATCAGATTCCCCACGAGCGTCTAGTTGCTTACTAGAATATAAGGATATGACCAGTCTTGTTGGAGTATCTGGTTCTTTGGGCGCACTTTCATGCTCCGCCAACATTTGTTTTATATCCCTATATTTCAATAAACAACTGTTGCTGGATAACTATCTGGAGGGGAGTATTCTGCAGATTCCTCCCCAGGTAATCATCTAGCCTTAGAACGAGAAAAGCCCTCTATCTAAGCATTGTGCATGAGAGATCCCATTGATGTGAAGTCTCCAATGCCTAGATAAAAGGCTCTTGTGATTCAGTAATAGGTTCTCATGCAAGTAAAGAATAACACAGATACATTTCAAAAGTCAAGCCCCCAAATTAAGGGGGCGTTAACCTAGTCGATAATCTCCCCTTCTATTAAGGCAGTTACCATCCCGTCCTCTAAAAAGCCTTCAATATCTTTAGCTAAAGTTTCTAAGTATCTTGCTAAAGATTTTTGCGCAACCTCGGAATACATCCCAAGAGTACGTTCTGATAACTTGTTTTTGAGCTTTACTGCTAACTTGTTTATATCTTCATACTCAAGGGCTTTATCTATTTTTTTACTAGCCTGTTGCTGCGGGGTCGGAGCCTTACTCCTTAATTCGGTCACAACATCAGCCGTTGACATCCCTTTATACGAAGCATTTAAAATCTCGGCATTATCCCTGTCCCACGCTAAATGCGTTGCTATTGCGTGGGCGGCGTCTCTAGTTTCAATGTCTCTGTCAAGGATCTTTTGTTCAAGCTTCTCTTTATGTTCTGGAGGGCAAGCGTTTAATGCTCGCACCATAGTAGCTGGCACCCTCGCCTCCTCTACAGCCTTCTTAAACTTAGCCGTCTGACTCAGCAAGGATAGCCTTTCAGTAATGAATGCGGCGCTTTTGCCAGTCTGTTCAGCCAACCATGAGACCCCCTGCGGCGGTCGACCAGTAGTTTTTTTTCCTGGTGAAACAACCTTATACATCACTAGCAACTTCTGTAAAGACCTCGCAACATCCATTTCGGACATCGTGTTATGGTGAAGATTCTCGGCTAACTGGTGTTTGAACCTTTCCTTCCCAGTTAAATCGTTCACAATACACGGCACCACTTCTAGCCTTGCAACTTTAGAC